CAGATATACTTCAGCGCTAAGAATCTTAAACACTGAAGTCAAAGTCACTATATTTAATAATATGCTAGAACTTCAAAGAGTGACTCTTTGAGTTGCTAACACTTACTTTCTTCCTCTCCCCACTGATCTCTTATCTGACTCCATGCTTCGGTTTTGGAAGCAATGGAACAGACTAGAGTCCAGAGGGAAGGTCGCTATGGCTGAACATATAAAGTTACAGCGGCTAGCGGTGACTAAGTACCTGGCCGGGGAAGCACTTGACCTTCCTGGAATCCTTCAAGATTCGGATCGTCTGCCTGTCGTTTTATCGAGAGGCCTGCGTACCCGAATAAAAGAAGGGGACCAATGGGCCATAAGGTGATCGTTAACACTGTTATCGATCTCCCGTGTGCTTCTCGGTGGTAAAGCGGTCGACTTTTCGACAATTACGGAACCTAGCATAGGAAATCACTGAGAAATCAGCGACTTCGAAATGGTTCAATTCCACAAGTCGATAGGTCGACCCAAGCTTAACTACCTCTGAAATGAGTATCACTGATCTACTAAGGCCGGTCCTAACGGACCAGGCCTACAAGGTGCACTGGCGGATTTAAGAGGTATCAAAGACTCTACTATATTAGATAGTCTAAGAACCTTTTATCCACCAGAAGCTCCTATATGGCGTCTGTTAAGCGCCATATCGACGCCTCTTTATTCGCTTTCTGAAGCGTATTTCAAAGTCTCTTATAAGAGGCTTAGAAAACTTTCAGTAAAGGACGATAAAGAGACGAAGAGTAGGGTCTTCGCGATACTTGATTATTGGTCACAGTCAGCACTGAGAACTTTACACAAGAGCCTTTATAAGCAATTGAGTAGACTTCCAGGTGACTGTACCTTTAACCAAACACGCCTAACCAGCGTGTTCGCTAAGGACCTTAGTAGATCTTCAAAATTCTACAGCTTCGACTTGTCGGCAGCAACAGATAGATTCCCTCTTGAAATTCAGGAGCGTCTCTTATCGTTGTTGACGAACAGAGAAGTTGCAGAAAGTTGAAAGCAAATCATGATCTCAGAGAGCTTCTGACACCAGGGGAAACCATACAAATATAATTGTGGTCAACCGATGGGTGCGTACTCCTCTTGAGCCATGTTTGCACTGTGTCATCACATGGTAGTCTTCATAGCAGGTCTTCGTGCTGGGCTTAAGCCGAAAGCGATAAAACGCTGCTATATGCTACTAGGTGACGATATAGTAATACATCATGACGAGGTAGCTCGTCAGTACAGAAACATAATTTCTTCTCTCGGTGTAGAGATATCTAAGGTTAAAACTCATATAAGCTCGGATAGCTTTGAGTTTGCCAAAAGATGATTCTCTGCCGGAGTCGAAGTTTCACCGTTCCCAATAGCTGGAGTCCTCGAAACTTCGAAGTCTTGACCATTGCTGGTCGAGCTTCTTAGCCACGAGGTTCCTTCTAGAGGTTACGACTCTGTGCTTGACTTGGGAGCCCGGCTGGAATCCCTGAAGACAATGTATACTCATTCTCGTTTAGGAGAACAAATCCTAAAACGGGTACAAATATACTTGTCTCTCCCCTGTTGATATACTGACGAAAGTAAGGCAGTTCAGGCTTTAAAGGCCTGACACGCTTTAGTTAAGTCACGTATTCCTTTCTCGTCCCTTACGATACTTAGGACCGCAACCTTGGCGGCCCAAACCATTGTAAGGCGAGAAATCGGGGCAGGGATCAAGAGAGTCCAAAATGATTACTTTGAATTATTCCAAAAAGTATTCAAATTTGACCCTCGAAGCGGTTCCAGCCACTTACCGCTGACCGACTCTAACCTAGATCCTTATGATATTCCTATGCTATCAGTTCTTCGTCAGATGACAGAACGAGGGCACCAGGGGTTATCACGAGGTCCAGGAGAGCCTCATTGGTTGGACTTCTGAGAACAATGGAGATCATTAGACTTAATGATGGTTCCAAAGTTCAACGGAATCCTTCCTTTGAGAGCTCATGAGAGTCGATCGAGCAGCCAAGCTCACCTAGCCCTGCTAGTTTCTAAATCTCTTTCTTCAATGACTGAAAGTCAGATAGTTGAAGAGTGAGAGAAAGAAGCTAAGCCTGTGCGGAAGAAAGGTAGATTAGCCCGGATGAAAGAAGCCGGGATCGTACCTCCGTACTAAGTAAGTGTTGGCTACTCTCGCCTGTGCCATGCTAATAACAAGTAACTGAAATCGGTGGATTCCGACTCCAGTCCTGAACAGGAATGATAACCAACTGCCTGTTTAGGGCAGTGGATGGTTCATCGGTCCAGGTTAGTTATTAGCCCCGAAGAAATTCGGGGGGGTTGGCACAGAGCTATCCCACCTTGCGGTGGG